TATCATTAGTAGAAGTTAATCAAGAGAGACAACCACCGCTTGGAGAATTTACTGTTACGTGTGAAGTAACATATACATTCTCTACAAGCACAACATAGGAGAGGACATATTATGCCACATATAAAAGTTTATAAAGAGAAAAGGGTAAAAGAAGTCCGCTCTGATAGGATAGAAAGATTTATTGATGAAGGATGGAGCATTAAGGCACCTTCGGCATCTATAAAACAGTCACCAAGCAAACCAAAGGTTTCCGCAACCGTGACTAAAAAGAAACCTAAAATGACAATCAGCAAAGCGAAAGCAGAAGTTATTAAAAACCTTGATCAAATTGAACAAGAAATATTTGATAACAATGAAGTCGTTGAAGATGATTTAGATGCAGATATTTTTTATCATAAAGATCCAAATAATCCGGATCAAAATGCTATAGAAAGAATGGATGACATTTTAGGTAAAGAAAAAGGAGAATAAAACATGGCCACATTAACAGGCGAATTAGGCTCCGTAAAGATTGATGTTGCTGACTCCGCCGGGAGTGCAACAACAGTTGCGGAAGTCAAATCATGGTCACTTACACATACCCAAGACATAGTGGAAGACACAGTTATGGGTGATGGAGCAAGAACATATAAGAAAGGTCTTACAAATTTCTCAGGAAGTTTTGATGGCATATATGATTCTAGCCACACCGTTACTAACGGACAAGTATTTGATCTTGATGGAACAACCAACTATGGTTCAGAAGACCATACTGGAATTTTATCAGGTGAATTTATTACATCTACAGTAAGTGGATCTAAAAAATATACAGGTGAGTTGCTGATTACTTCAATTGAAAGAACAGCATCATTTGATGATCTTGTTTCTTTTAGTGCTAACTTTCAAGGAAGTGGAGCATTAACTGAAGCCGCAGTATCGTAAACATAGAAAAGGAGAATAACATATGGCTACATTAACAGGCGAATTAGGTCAAGTTAAGATAGATATCTATGATTCTGCAGGAAGCACGACAGCAATTGCAGAAATGAAGAGTTGGTCACTTACCCATACTCAAGATATTTTAGAGGACACGGTCTGTGGAGATGGAGCAAGAACATATAAAAAAGGCATTACAAACTTCTCTGGAAGTTTTGATGGCATATATGATTCTAGCCACGTCGCTACTAACCAAAATGTATTTGATTTGGATGCCACTACAGCAACAACACCGGATTCACCGGGAGGAATGACTGCAGAATTTATTACATCTACAGTAAGTGGATCTAAAAAGTATTCTGGTGAAATACTGATTACTTCAATTGAAAGAACAGCATCATTTGATGATCTTGTCTCTTTCAGTGCTAACTTTCAAGGCAGTGGAGCATTAACCGAAGGGGCAGTATCATAAACTATGCTATCTTTTAGAGCAACTTCAGTAGCAAAAACAATGAAGAGTCTTAGAAGAGACCGAGATTCTTTGTTGGCTACGTTTGCTGATAGTATTCTAAAGATAGTAAAAAGAAACACGCCAATTGATAAAGGTAGGGCAAGACGAGGTTGGCGTAAATCTAAAGTCCTTAAGGGTTTTAGTGTAATAAATCGTGTGCCTTACATAGGAGCATTAGAGAAAGGAAGGTCTAAACAAGCACCAAAAGGTATTGTTAGACCAACCGTAGAACAAGTTAAATTGAGGAGACGAAAATAAAATGACAAAACCAACTAACGTGATGGCAAAAGCCACACAACATTTTAAGTCGCAGTTAAATGGCGATTTAGAAAAAATTATAGTTCCAGAATGGGAAATTGATGTTTATTACAGACCAGTTTCAAGTTTTGCAACTGAAGGAAGGATTATTGAATTACAACAATCAGGTAAAACTGTTGAAGCATTAGTTGAATCGCTAATTGCTAAAGCACTTACACCTGATGGAAAACCAATGTTCAGTAGAATGGATAAAACATCTTTGCTGAATGAAGTTGATCCAAAAGTAATTCTAAGAGTTTGTACTGTACTGAATCAAGCAACAAGTGACTATGAGGAAGTAAGAAAAAACTAATAGAGGACACCGAACTCCAATTGATTATGGTAATTGCTGAAACAATTGGAAAAAGTGTAACTGAAGTTATGCAGTTAAGTGTCCAAGAGATTCAACTTTGGAATGCTTATTTCCAAATGAAACAGAAGGATAAGAAATAATATGGCAACAGCACGCCAGGACATAGAAGTTAGAGTTGTAGACAAGACGCAAAGGGCTTTGGGTCGAATTGATAAACGTCTTGGTGGCATTAACAGTCGTATGTTAAGCCTTGGTAAACTTGCGGCAGTGGCAACAACAGCCATCGCGGCTATAGGTGCGGCTAAACTTGCTAAAGGTTTTGTAAATGTTGCAAGATCAATGGAAAACTTAGAAGTTCGTTTCGGATTTTTGTTTGGAAGTGTAGAAGAAGGAGCAAAAGCATTTGAAGAACTTAATAAGTTTGCCGGAGAAGTTCCATTCTCCTTAGAGGAGATTGTGGCGGCCAGTGGATCGTTGGCAGTTATATCTAAAGACGCAAAAGAATTAGGTGCTAATTTAAGATTAGCAGGTAACATTGCGGCTGTGGCAGGATTAGATTTCAAAACTACTGGTGAACAATTACAAAGAGCATTAAGTGGCGGTATTTCAGCGGCGGATCTATTACGTGATAGAGGTATTAAAGCAATGTTAGGTTTCAAAGACGGTGTTAAAATTACCGTTGAAGAAACTGCAATAGCATTAGAAAAAGCATTTGGTCCAAATGGTAAGTTTGGAAATGCGGCGATGGCTATGGCAGACACATTAGACGGTGTTGTTAGTATGGTTGGAGACAAGTGGTTGAGATTCCAAGTATCATTAATGGACGCAGGTCCATTTGATATGCTTAAAGCCTCAGTGCAATTATTAAATGACGTTTTAGAAAAAAACTTTGGATCAATTGAAAAAGCCGGCGCGGCGATAGGTGAGGCTATTGTAAGTACGGCAGAAAAAACAATATTAGGTGCAGGATCTATAATAGATGCTATGATGCCAGTTATGAGTTTTATAACAAAATCATTTAACAATATTGTATCCGCGGCAAATAACTTACCAAATTATATTAAAGCATTAGGAATTTTTGGATTCCTTGCATTAGGTTGGAAAGGTAAAGCGTTAGTAATTCTCATAGGTGGTGTAGTTAAAGATATCGAAAGTAAATTCGGTGGATTGATGCGAGTATTCGCACAGTTTAATCAAAAGATTTTAGAGTTAAGAAAGAAATTTGACTTTACATTAAGCAAAGAAGAAGAACTAGAAATACAATCCTGGAATGACGCAATGTTGAAAATGGCAGATAGAATGCAAGAGACATTAGGAGATGGTGCGGCGGCATTAGATGATCAGGCTGAGAGTATAGATCAAATGATTTTGGCACTCGAAGATGGAACATTTGCTGGTGGCAAGTTTAACACAATGGCGTTACAGTTAATTGCCGCATTAAGAGAACAAAGAGATGAATTAGTAAAAACAAAAAAAGATATCGAATCAGGAACTGTAGCACAAAATGATATGAATGAAGAAATAAAAAAAACTATTGTATTGCTTGATAAAAAGAAAATAATGCAAGGTATGATAACAGCCGCAGAAGCAAAAGAAGCCAAAAAACAATTATTCATAGCAGAGCAAAAACATAAACGAGTACTAAACTTTCATCAACTTGAATATGAAGGAGTAAGAGAATTTAATAGAAAGGCAGTGGAGGAGGCGTTGGCTCGTGAAGAATTTGAAAAGAAATCAGCAAGTGATAAAGCCACGTGGGTTATTGGTAAAGGTGCTGAAATATTCGCAGGACTTGGTGCCATTAATAAAAAAGCATTTCAAGCCTACAAAGCATTTGCTATTGCTGATGCAATAATATCAACATATAAAGGTGCGGCGAAGGCACTTGGAGCATATCCACCACCATTTAACTTTATAGCCATGGCGGCAACAGTTGCTGGTGGTTTAGCACAAGTGGCGGCTATTAGATCACAACAATATGGTGGAGGAAAAGCAGAGGGTGGACCTGTTAGTGGAAATAAAAGTTACATGGTTGGTGAAAAAGGACCAGAGATGTTTTCTCCTGCAGGAGCAGGTAACATTACACCAAATGATAAATTAGGTCAAAGTGTAAATGTTAACTTTACAATTTTAGCAAATGACACAAGAGGGTTTGACGAGTTGTTAGTATCAAGACGAGCAACAATACAAGGAATTATAAACGGTGCCTTAAATCGTAGAGGCAGGGTAGGAGTAACGTAAGATGGCAACAATATCATCATTTCCAACATCGCCTGGATTTAGAGCAATTAACTTCAGACAGATTAACAGAACAAAAAAGACAGAAACACAAAGTGGCAGAATAATTCGAATAGGTAATGCAACAACACGTTGGGGAGCAACATTGGCATATCCAATAATGTCACAAACTGAAGCA